AGAGAAGGAAAAGATCCTTAATGAAACTCGCGCATCTTATGAGTCTAAGCTTCAAGAGTCCGAGAAGACCCTAAAGCAAGAGCGCGAGACGCATCAGAAAGATATCGAGACCGTTAGGCAAGAATCTTTCAGGCGTGAGCAAGAGCTTACGACGAGGATCAGTTCTTTGTCCACCGAGAACTCTTCCTTGAAGCAGAAGACCAAGATGGTCACGGTAGAGAAGGTCCATCCAGACGGCACCGTGGAAAGAAAGACCATCTCGACCTCCGAGCTCGAGTCTGAGACTCAAGTTATCGCTCAGATACAGAGAGAGGCCGAGGAGAAGATCGTGGACACAGTGTCTAAGCTCAAGTTCGAGCACGCCAGAGAGCTCAACGAGAAGACGTCCGTTCTTCAGACCAAGATCGACAAGCTCTCGCTGGAGCTTAACAAGAGCGAGAGTCTGCTAAAGGAAGAGCGCGAGAAGACATCGAGAACGACGTCTAATCCTAGACCGTTTGCGCTAGGACTAGGACTCAACACCGACAGACAGTACACTGTAGAGACCCATTACACCTTCTGGGGACCTGTCTACGTAGGTGCCTCGTATGATAGAGGGGGTATATCTAATGATAGAGCAGGCCTATCATTGGGGATAAGATTCTGATGCCTAAGTACAGATTCACGTGCAGGCAGTGCGAGGCCGAGATCGTCAAGTACGTTCCGGCCTCTACTCTTTATGCGGTGTGCAGCGTATGCGGAGGCGATATGCAGCGACTTATACCGTCTACGGTCGAGCAGTCTACGGTAAAAGAGATGGTCGACTCTTATTCCGGCATCCACCTTGCACCAGACAACAAAGAGATCCTTGAGGCCAGAAGGTCTGAATACTTCTGGGCAGTAGAGGTTCCAAGACTGGTTCAAGAGTATCCGCCAGATCACTGCCTTAAAGAGGGCTGGATCTACTACGACGAGCAGGGCAACATAAAAGTTCACACAAAACCACCGCACAAGAGGTGAGTGATGCGCATATCATCGCTGACGATCGAGAACATACTGTCGATCGAGCACGCGCATATCGACTTTCCCGAGAGCGGTCTTGTTCTCGTAGAAGGCTGGAACCACGACACAAACTCTGCAAACGGCGCAGGCAAGACCGCCATATTCGAGGCGCTTGCCTGGGGCATATTCAACCAGTTCCCAAGGTCAACGACCGTGTCAGAGTTCGTGCGAATAGGCTCGAAGCAGTCTAGGGTCTGCGTCGCCATCCATACTCAGTACGGCAAGATAGAGGTCGAGCGAAGCAGACCCAAGGGCTTCAAAGCCACCCTTGACGGTGCCATACTCATGGAGGAAGAGTATCTCAAGCTTCTGCCCATAAACTACCAGCAGTTCGTGATCGCTCAGTATGCATGTCAGACAGGAGGACTAAGGTTCCTAGAGCTGAATGACTCAGGCCGCAAGGACCTTATCCTGGAGCTCATGAGAGCCGACGGTTTCGCAGACGCGAAGTCAAAGCTTGACTCAGAGCTTAAGGACAAGAACGCAGAGGTCTTAAGGATGACGAACGAGATCTCTAACCTTCGAGCAAAGGTCTCTGCTTACCAGGAGAGCCTCATAGACGAGAGCGCCTGCGAGACAGAGATGCAGCGCATAAAAGAATCTGTGCTAGAGTCGAGTGCCAAGGTGTCTGATCTAGAGTCTCAGATCGACGACGAAGAAGACTACAGATATCAAGACACCATGGGAAAGCTCACGAACAAGCTCAACGAGATATCGGTCAACAAGGGCAGATTAAACGTCTACAAGAAGATGCTTAAGGACATGACCGCACCAGAAGAGAGCCTCTCTCCTGACGGAGAGTGCCCGTGCTGCGGGGTGGACATAGACGTCGTTGACGGTAGGTTCGTCAAGCACGACAAAGTTTCGCTTAAGGCCAAGGCCGACGAAAGAAAGGCCGCGTACGACAAGCGGCGAGAAGACATCGTGTCGAGCATCAAGGACATAGAGTCTAAGATCTCGAAAGAGCAGCAGATATCAGACGCTCTCGACAGCGTCAGGCAGACCATAAAAGACAGAGAAAGAGATAACAGGTCCGTGAGCAACAGGATCGCAGAGCTTAAGGCTTTCGTTAAGCAGTCTGAGATAAGGATGCAGATGATGCAGGCTTCTTTAGACAAGCAGTCTATAGTGTCTGAAAAGATACAGCACATCTCGCGCGAGATCCTAAAGCTCTCAGAGAAGCTCGACGAGAGAAAGGCAAGGATCGAGCTCCTTCAGACAGGGTCTATGATCCTGTCCCCGCTGGGCGTTCCAGCGTACGTCATGGACTCTGTGGTTCAAGGCATAAACGACAGGATACACGACATAATCCAGGTCGTGTGGCCGAGCTCCTCGTACGAGCTGTTGTCCTTCAAGGAAAATAAGTCCGGCAAGGTTACGACTAAGATGTCCGACAGCTTCGTGGTAGACGGCATCAAGCGAACTATAGGGTCACTGTCAGGCGGCGAGAGGAAATGTCTGTCTATTGCTATAGACTTTGCCATACTCAGCGTAGTGTCGTCGTATACCGGAGCAGATCTTAACCCATTGATATTAGACGAACCTTTTGACCACCTCGATGCCTCTAACCGCACAAAGATCGTGGAACTTCTTCAGGAGATGGCAAAGGATCGCTGTATAATAGTGATTGATCACGCTGCTGAGGCAAAGGCGATGTTTGATAAGTCAATAAGCGTCGTGAAGAAAAGCGGCATAACAATGGTATCATAAGCATATGGAAACGTTGATTAAAAAACTCGCTCAGCTGTCTGACCTGCTCAAGGCAAGTCTGATGCCAAGCCTAAGGATGCCTTCAATTGATCCGCCAAAGCCACCTAAGATGCCGTCTATGGCGCCAAAGTCTAAGAAGAACCCAATCAAGGTTGCGCAGCAGGTCGCGGCCCCTAGCGCAAAGGATTTTGCTATGCGACAAGCCACTTCTCAGGTCCAAGCGTCCAGTAACCCTCTTGCATACGCCACAAAATCCGAGGGCGAATCGCACCACTATCACATAACAGAGAACGGTCAGAGGATCACCGACAAGCCTATGTCTCTGTCTGAGATCAACGCCAAGCACGGCGGGGTACAAAGACTCGAGTCGGCCGGCTTTCGGCTCGTCCCCGTCAAGAAAGAGAAGCTGACTCTCTCCAAGAACGGGCAGTGGACTCTCACAAAAGAGTGACCGTGAAAACCATACTCGCGATCGATCCTGGCCAATCGTGCGGATACTCGGTAGTCAAGATCGACGGCGATCGCTGCGAGATCGTCGAGTACGGTTTCATAGACGTAGACAACTCCTCGCCGTACCTCGGTGACTGGTGCATAGACCTTCAAGACAGACTCACCTTAGTGCAAGACCGCATAAAAGCAGACGAGATCGCCGTAGAGGATTATTTCTACTCTACAAGGTTCAAGCAGGGCGCGAACGTTAACCCAGCCTACAGGACCGCGATTCATATGTGGTGCAGAAAGCAGGGTCTTCACTACGAGGTCCTGAACATCTCTAACTGGAAGGTGTTCGCTGCCGGAAGATCTACTCCCACCAAAGAGCAGAAATTGCGCTGGGGCAAAGAGCCGGCCAAGAAGCTTATGGTAGTAGAGGCACTGTGGAGAAGATTCAACATCCGCTTTCCTAACCACAGCATCTCAGAGGCCACCGGAAAGCCCATAATGTTCAGGTTCGACGTTGTCGACGCCGTAGCTCAGGGAATGTATGCCGCGTACCTTCGATACAACTGCAAGACGTACACGAGCCTAGTTCCTGTGCCGCCAGACTTTACCTTCAAGAAGATCAGCAAGAAACAATTCGCGTACGACGATCTTGTATAAAGACCCTCGATCAAATAAACAGCCACGGAGATCGAAATGGCAAACAGCAAGGTCAACATCGGTAAAGCAAAAAACGTACTTTCTAAGGCGTTTGTCGAGAACAACACCAGCATCACCCCAGAAGAAGCAGAGCACCTCATCGCAAAAGCAGAGCTCAAGATCAAGTTCCTGCGAGAAGAGAAAGCAGCAGACGACAAGCTCAACGCTGCCAAGCAGATCGTCAAGGACCTCAACGAGGGCTACAACTCTGCTATCAAATACGAGAAGGCCAAGATCGACTTCCTTCTAGGAAAGATCGAGGAGATCGAGTCTGGTGAAGTAAATCCGACATCAAGTCTTTCCCAAGCGTATCCGTGACGCGCGGAATGGTGAGCCCATAAAAGAAGTTGTTGCTCTAAGCTGCTGAAATGTATCAGCTACGTTACAGCTGGATAAGGCCTGGGCATGCCTAACTGCCCACCTAATCTGCCCATGGCGTATAATAGTCTCTGAGCTTTGCGTTCCAAGGAGACAATATGGCCACCCTGAAATCACTCTACTTAGACGGCAACAACGGCCTCAACGGCAAGCTGGCCGAGGCGTTCGATCTAGGCCGCAGATTCATACTTCCTAGGTACGACGATGTGGTTCTAGAAGATGCCGTAGACATCTCGACCACGTCTCCTATGTTCACCATCAAGAACTCAGGATCTAACGCGCCGATACTAGCCGGCTACACGGTCCGATATCTCGACTCAGGTGATATGGTCGAAAGGATCGTAGAGACCCCGGTTACGGCAGGATCCACGTTCGACACCACCGTAGCACCAGACAACGCGCTCAGCGACAAATCGCTGAGATACTCTAGCCCTCGTCCAGCCTCGTACGCCACCCTTCTCAGCGGTCTTCAGGCTGCTGCAGCAGCAGGAAAATCTGTGTTCACTGTCACGGTGACGACGACAGACAACACCACGTACCTAAGGCTCAAAGGCAACTATATGAAGGCATACTTCGCCGGCATATACTACGCCTTGAACAAAGAAGGAATCTTCAACACATACGAGGTTTCTCTGAGCCTTGACACTAGTCAGGTGTCTTCGACCGGCATAATATTCAGCTTCACGTTCACATATTCTTAATCCTATGCCTGTGAAAAAGTTGTAGAATAATCTCCAATATAGGAGAATATTATGAACTGGGCAGAGCATAGACATCATTTCAACAAGATGATCGAAGAAGAGACAGAGCTTCTGTATAAGAAGGGTCTTGAGTATGCCGGAGCCTCTGATTCTCTTGGCAACTTTAAGGACTGCGACGACATCGGCGTAGACCCTAAGCAGAAGCTGTGGATATACTTGTCTAAGCATCTATCATCTATCAAGAGCTACATCAAGAACGGTCAAGTATACTCTAACGAGAGCATCGAGAGCCGAATAGCAGACGCAAGAAACTATCTTGCTCTTTTGTATATGCTCATCCAAGAAGAGAAAGAGCAGAAGATCAAACTCCTTGAAAAGGCAGAGTGATGAAAGACAAGAAGAGCCATATAGTAAAGACGTACGTCAAGCTTGCAAAGAAGCTCAAGCGCGATATCAAGATGAAAGATCTTCAGGAAGCGGACATCACCAAAGATATGGTCTCTCACCATTTCGGATCTTTGTCTGCGCTCGAGCGCGTCGCGAGAAACTACAAGCCTGACGATTTCTTCGATGTCCCCGTAGAGAACCTTTACTCTCCTAAGGCTCTTGCATCGCTCAGGGACGACGTAAAAGCGCACTCAAGGTTCGTTGTGACTACGGCAGTGACCGGGTGTAACGTTCACGACAAGTTCTACGCGTCGATAAAGACGTACTGCAAGGAAAACAACGCGAAGCTTCTTATCCTGATGTCGTCTGATCCTGCCCACACTAAGTCTAGGGAATGGGGTACTATCGCATCAAAGCTCAAGGATGAGACCATCGTTCTCGAGGACACGAAGCTGAACTCGAACGTCTTCTTGTCTACGATCAAGCTTTCAGCAAAGCACATAGACCCGACGACGGGCCTAGGTCGCATCGGCCAGCGAAACGGTACGTTCATATATGCCTCTCCTAAGCAGAGGCTCAAAGCCGTGCCTACGTCCAACAAAGAGCTCCCGCACTTCATGATGACCACCGGCGCCATCACGGCTCCCAACTACGCATCTGACATCTACATGTCGCAGCGTACTGCCTACATCGCAGAGCACGACCACGTCCTAGGCGCGATCGTCGTGGAGATCAAGGATGACGAGATCTACCACTTTCGCCAGATCCAAGCTGACTCAAAGGGCGCGTTTTTCGATCTCGGCACAAAGTACACGTCTACAGCAACTACTCCTAGTAGGCCAGAGGCCTTCGTGCTTGGCGACTGGCACGCAGGATCCACGGACCCTAAGGCTCGCGAAGCGTGGTTCGCCGTGTCTAAGGAAACGAGACCCAAGCGGATAATCTTGCACGACGCCTTCGACGGCGTTTCCATAAACCATCACGAGCAACACTACAAACTCCTTAAGGCAAAGCGCGCCGAAAAGGGCCAGCTTTCTCTTGAAGAAGAGCTCAAGATCCTTGGAAGAGACCTTGACGATATCGCGGCCATAACAGACGAGGTCGTCATCGTAAAATCGAACCACGATCAGTTCCTAGAGCGTTACCTTCAGGAAGCGCGCTACGTTCAAGATCCCCACAACCATCGTGTGGCCCTGACGCTAGCGATCGAGGTCCTGGACGGAAAAGATCCGCTTAAGTCAGCCATCTCGCGCTTCGTGAAGGCAGAGACTGCCAAGAAGCTCACATGGCTGTCGATAGACGATGACTACACCGTCGAAGGCATACAGTGCGGGGCGCACGGCCATCTCGGCGCAAACGGTGCCAGAGGGAGTCTTCAGTCTATGGAGTCTTCGTACGGAAACTCTGTATCCGGTCACTCTCATACGCCAGAGATCCTAAGAGGAGCATGGTGCGTAGGGACGTCGTCTTATCTAAAGCTTGAGTACAACAAGGGCAGCTCTTCGTGGCTCCACTCGTCGTGCCTCGTTTATCAGGGCGGTGCTCGTCAGCTCATCAACGCCATAGACGGCGAATGGCACGTAGGATGATCGTATAATCCGATGGAACAGCCATCGGAGAAGAGATGAAAGCCTACCTTTACCTCGACGTCGAGACCACGGGCCTCAACCCCACCCTCAACGACGTCGTCCAGCTCGCGTGCATCCCTATCATAAATGGCGTAGAGCATGCGCCTTTCAACGAGTTCTGTCAGCCCACAAACTGGAACAACATCGACGATGGAGCCGTAAAAGTACACGGCATCACGCGCGAGCGGATGCTATCGTTTCAGCCGTCCGCCGAGCTGGTCGACAAGTTCGTGCGATACCTTTCATCCTTCAACGTCAAGTTCGTGATGTCTGGCTACAACACAAACTTCGACAGATCCTTTGTTGCGGCTCTGTTTCAGAAAGCCGGCAGACAGAGCCATTTTTCTTCTTTGTTCTCGAGCGAGATCAGAGACGTCTACGCCAGGGCAAAGGGCGTAAAAGACAAGCTCAAGACGACCAAGTTCAAGCTCGTCAATCTGGCCGAAGAGTTCGGCATCGAGATAGATGCCCACGAAGCCATGAGCGACATACGTGCCACGTATCTAGTAGACATGAAGATCGCAGAGATCGCAGGAGAAGAGTTCGCGGAGATCTCCATAGTAGACGAAGTAAGATCGCTCAACATCGCTCCGCTTCCTCAGCTCCACGTCCACTCTGAGTACAGCAACACGGACTCTGTGGTGTCGGTCGAGGACTGGATCCTATGGGCGCACAGCAACAGCGTCAGCGCGATATCGTTTCCAGACCACCACTGGGCTGCGTCTTTGTATAAGTCTATAAACAAGAAGTCCGTTCTAGACAAGATCAAGAAGCTCCACAAGATCTCGATCCCTGAGGATGCGATCACCGTGGTTCCGTCTATAAGCCTAAACGTGTCGCTCGACGGAAAGCTCGAGTACTTCAGGCTAAACGCCTGGGCGACGTCTGACGCCGGTTACTACAACCTTCTAAAGCTGGCGTCTCTTGGCTGGGACGAGTCAAGAGAAGATTCCGAGGTAAGGATCGCGGTCGTTTCCCTAGACAAGATCTCAAAGTACAGAGAAGGCGTCGTGTTCGGCACCGGGTGCGAGAAGGGCCTTATAGGCAAGCTTCTGCTTGATGCTTCTATCGATCTTGAGGGCTACGTAAAAGAGGTCAGGCGAAAGCTCGGATCTCTGGTCCTAGAGCTGATCCCAGTAGACGTCACAAAATACTTCAGCAAAGGCATCGGCTTCAGGTCCTATCAAGACGTGCCAAACCTAACGGAGCTCGTCAATCGCACTATATCAGGTCTGATAGACTCTCACGGCTACGACTTTATCATATCTTCTACGGCTAATTTCATATCGCCCGACGACAAGGTGCTGCAGGACGTCGTCTCTAAGTCGTCGTTCAAGGACAAGCGCTTCTTCTACGAGTCTAGGCATCAAAGGTCCATGGACGAGCAGTATGCCATACTCAAGCGCCATCTTGGAGACTGGATGAGCCTAGACGTCGTTGAAAAAGCAAGATCTAACGCTATGAAGATAGTAGAGAGATCTAAGACAATCAACATAAAGCACGAATATCACTTGCCTAAGATAGAGATTCCGCAATCCATACTAGACAAGACCGACGACTACGACAAGCAGCTCTACTTTCTTCTTATGGCAAAGGTCAAAGAGCACGGTAGATGGTCAGACGATCCGGTCTACGTCGCGCGCTTCAAGAAAGAGCTCGAGGTCATATGGAAGAACCCTAAGCTCAACTTCCTGCCGTACTTCTTGATGTACGAGGATATCTGCGCGTTTGCCAGGGCAAAAGGCATACTACAGAACCTGGCTCGTGGTTCCGCCGGTGGGTGTCTGATCTCGTACTATCTGAAGATCATACACGTAAACCCCATAGAAGAAAAGCTGCCTTTCGAGCGGTTTCTAAGCCACGCCCGTATCAACGCAGGATCATTTCCTGACATCGACCTGGACCTCGGCAACAGGTCTCCGGTGCTCAAGTACCTTCAAGAGAAGTACGGCGTAGGCTTCGCGCAGATCGGCACGTTTCAGAGGTTCAAGACCAAGAACGCGCTCAAGGATGCCATGTTCGCTATATTCGGTAGGAGCCGCACCGACAAAGAGGTCATGGATATATGCTCGACGATACCAGACTCGCCGCAGGGCTTAGACGAGGCCGACTTTTTGTACGGATACGTAGACTCAGAGGGCGTATATCACAGAGGCCATCTCGAGACGAACGAGACGCTTCAGAGCTTCTTCAGGCAATACCCAGAGATCGAGTACATCACCAAGCGATTGATCGGTCTTCCCAAGGGTATGGGTCGACACGCTTCTGCTTTCGTGATATCGACCTTAGACATCTCGCAGACGCGCGTGCCGACCATGGTGTTCGACGACGAGGAACTTGGTCCTGTGCCGGTGACCCAGTTTGAGGCTCCGATGGTCGAGAAGTCAGGCCTAGTGAAGGCAGACATACTAGGTCTCACGACCATCAAGACCATCGAACGAGTGGTAGATCTCGTGAAAACAAACACAGGCATCGATCTTCTCGAGGAAGACGACAAAGGCGTTCAGATGCTCTATCGCCTGCCGGAAGATCCAGGCGTGTACGAGGACTTCTATAAGCGCAAGACCGACTCTTCGTTTCAGTTCAACACAGACCTCATCAAGAGCTACATCAAGCAGTTTGCTCCGGTGTGTCGAAAAGATCTTGCCGACCTTACGGCGCTGTGTCGCCCTGGTGCGTTGGACGTAGAATTTATCCCTGGTGTGTCGGCAACGCAGTTCTACATAGATGTCAGGAACGGAGCCCGCGAGCCGGAATACGTTCACGAAGATCTCAAAGAGATCCTCGAGGAAACCAACGGCGTAGTCACTTACCAAGAGCAACTAATGGAGATCTTGGTTAAATTCTGCGGATACACGCTGGAAGAATCAGACCAGATACGGTCGGCCATCGCTAAGAAGAAGCGCGATGTGATGACAAAGGCGTTTGATAAAGTTAGGACTGAAACCTCAAAGCATGGCTGGACGCTTCAGCAGGCAGAAGAGCTGTGTAAGGTTCTAGAAGCGTACTCGAACTACAGTTTCAACAGATCTCATTCGGCCGCCTACGGACACCTTGGCTACATAACGATGTATCTGAAACGAAACTTTCCTCTAGAGTGGTGGACAGCAGAGCTCAACAACTCAGGCGAGGAAAAGATCCGCCACTACGTTTCCATCCTCGGCAACACGATCATACCGCCGTCTGTTAGAAATCCAGCCGACAGATTCACCATAGTCGGAAACAGGATCGCGGCTCCGCTGTCGACAGTCAAAGGTCTAGGTCCAGCGAGTATCAGGAACATAATCGACAAGGGTCCGTTCTCCTCCTTCGAGGACTTCGTTGCCAAGACCAACGGACCCATAAACTCGTCTCACTTCTGGGCTCTGTTTAAGGCAGGCGTTTTCGACGAGCTCGCCAACGAAACCGAGTCAATAGCAGAAGCTAGGGAGCGTTTTCTGTCGCACTACACAAAGCTAAAGAAGATCAAGAAGATCCCAGACGACGTGGTAGACGTCTCGCCGTTGAACATCTTCCTCAACCAGCGTGAGGTCTACAAGTGCTTCAACAAGGCCGTGCTCGACGATCAGTATATAAGAAACCAGATCTCGGACATGTGGCCGGCGATGCGAGAGACCAAGCGAAAAGACATACCGCTGGCGTTCGGTACATCGCCAGCAGTCCCTGTCATAGCGTCTGTCAGTGTGGCCGAGAAGCTTGTGGCGTCGAGCGAGTCCTCAGAAAACGGCCATAACGTAAGGGTCGCGATGATAGGACTGTATCAGTCCTCGGAGCATGCGGAAGGCGTCTCCAAGAGCGGAAGACAGTGGTCTAGAGTCAGAGTGGTTCTGTCTGACGGTCTATCGACCATGGAGTGCATCAAGTGGGACCAGAAGAAAGCCTTTCGCTTTCCAGTAGACTCGCTGGTCTACGTCATGGGCAACCTGAAGCGCGGATGGAGAGGCTCACCAACGCTCGAGATACTCGAGATCGAGAAGGTAGAGAGAAACGACACCAGAAGCAAGAAGACCCTGTAGGTACAAACATACTGCACAGCAAATGTCTCAAGGAGAGAATAATGAACAGCGTCTATGTCTCTACAAAATCTCCCCCTAAGATCATCTCGCACCAGGAGATGGTCCTGGCTCCGCCGACCTTCGTAGAAGAGGTCAGAGCATGCTTCAAGAAGAAAGGCGGTTCCGCTATACTGGGCCCAAACTACCTTAGGGCGATAGCCGAAGAGATCGGCCGCAGGTACGACCGCAGCTTCAACGCGTACCGCAACGTCGTCCCGCACGACTACATGGGCCGATACTGCGCCTCAGACGAAGAGGTCGCACTGGTGGTTCACGAGATGTTTCAAGCGCGGTATCCCACCATCTACCAGAGATACTATGAGACAGTCATAAAGGAAAGATCCTTAGATATCAAAGTCATATATTTCACAGGCGACGAGCAGGACGAGTCTGTCTTCTTCAGGCTCGGCATCGGCAAGATCGACCTCAGCGAGGCTGGTGCCCATCTCACGGTCGAGAAACCTGTGGAAGAGCGCAAGCCTTCCGTAGAGCAGGTGGTCGACAGGCTCAAGATCATGGAAGAAGTGAAGATCGACAGATCTGAGCCAGAGCAACCCAAGCCAGATCCTGAGGTCTCTGAGGCGTTAGACCTTCTTGTAGAGATGGTAGAGCTTGAAGAAAAACCTGCACCGCTGCCTAAGCCAGAGAAACCCTCTAACAACCACCGCCGAAACCGAGAGCAAAAGGCATCTTCTCAGCCTGTCGATAAATGAATTGGATGTATAATATCATTAGACATTGTGTCTATTCACTAAACTTAGGAGCTTAACATGTCAAAGACACCACTCAAGATCAACCTCGATTCTCTCAAAGAGCGCAAAGGCTGGAAACGCCACGAAGTAAACCAAGGAGACAACGTCTACCGCGTACTGCCGCCGTTCGGCGAGAACTCAGACGGCTACGCTTATCGCCGCTGGGTCGTAGCATGGCTGACCGACCCTCAGTCCGGCCGTCGTCGTCCGTACGCTTCTCCACGATCGTTCGGCGAAGATGCCTGTCCTGTTACCGAGTACATCGCTCGCCTCGAGAAGAAGCGCGAAGCCATCGAGACAGAGCTTAAGGCCCAAGGCCTAAGCAAGGAAGAGATCCGAGACCAGCTCAAGCCCATCAGCGACGTTATCTGGACCACCAAGCCAAAAGCAACGTACGTCTACAACGCCTGCAACAAGGCCGGCGAGGTCGGTCTTCTCGAGCTCAAGAAAACCGCGCACGACGCCATGAAGAAGCAGATGATGCAGTACGTGACAGACTACGGCCAAGATCCTACCTCTCTCCTGTCAGAGGACGACGACTCTGGCGTGTGGTTCAAGATCCGCCGAGAAGGCGAGGGCACATCTACCGAGTACTCGGTCTCTAAGAGTCAGGCCAAAGAGAAAACTGCCAAAGGCATCAGCTACATCGACGACCGTGATCCTCTGCCGCAGAACGTCGTAGACAACTACGACAATCTGGGCTACGATCTTACGACCCTCTACAAGCGCATGTCGTACGAGGAGCTCAAAGATGTCTTGATGGCAAATCTTTCCGTGATCTACCAGCAGAACCCAGACGCAGCGGTAGACGGCTTCTTGGTCGAGGAAGACGAGCTTCCAGCGCCTACACCCATCAAGAAGGCTCAGGCTCCAGCCGCAAAGAAGATCACGACCCGCTTCGACGACGCAGACGATGAAGAGACTCCTCCTTGGGAAGCCAAGAAGCCCGTAGCGCAAGCTCAGGCACAAACGCAAGCCAAAAAGCCTACACCGGCACCAGCCAGCAAAGCTCGCGCTTCGTCCGACGACGATATCTTCTCTTACGCAGAATCACTCCTCGACAACTGAGGTGAACCGTGTCTGTAGACCTTGCAACGATAGAGTCTACGCTGGAGGCGATCGACCTAAAGAAGATCGCCGAGTTCACCAGAAAGCTCAGCGACATCGGACAAGGCTTCAACAAGATGATGGCTCCCGTGTATCTGCGGGAGTTCATCATCGCGTATGACGTCACGTCAGTGATGCACGCTAAAGCGGTTCAGGCAGAGCTCAACGCAAAATCAGCAGTAGATACAGCAGAAGCGATCGCATACCTAGACAGAGCACCAGACTTCTTCAGGCAAAGAAACGAGAAGCCCACGGTCGAGTCCCGTAAGGCGTACGTGGCACTGGACCCTGACGTTCAGCACGCCAAGGAAGTTCACGCCAGGGCACAAGCCATGTCCCTCCTGATGAGGAACAAGGTGCAAGAATTTAGGTTCGCGATCGATGCGGTAAAGAAACTGTCAGAAGATGGATACATGACGCCTTGGGAAGGCATGAAAGGATGAAGTGTAGTGTCTGTGGATAAAACAGATTTTCAAATAAGGATTCAAAATAGCGGCAAAAGACAAAAGCTCTACAGACACTATTGTGATAAATGTGGTTTAGATAGGGGATATATTGTCTACTCTAAGATGAGTGATATTTCTTCTGCTGATAGGCCATGTAAAAAATGCAGAGATAAAGTGGTTGGTCTAGCTTCAATTGGTAGAGTCCCTACCAACAAGGGCAAGCCAATGAGTGAAGATATGAAGCAAAAGCTTCGCAAAGCAAATCTAGGAAAGTCTCCCCCTAACAAGGGACAGAGCGTCTCAGAAGAAACAAAGATAAAGATTAGTTGCAAGGTTCGTGGAATATCACTAGATGAGTTTGATGACTTTGGCTGGAAGCAGGAAGCCGTTAGAAAACAGCAGTTTGATATTAAACTTCGTAAGCAGTGTTTTGAGTTAGCAGACTATACTTGTGATTGTTGCTCTAAAAGAGGTGTGGCATTGAATGCTCATCATCTATACGATTATGCAAATCATCCTCACCTTTTGAACGAGTTAAGCAATCTGGTATGTCTTTGCGAAACATGCCATAAAGAATTTCATGTCAGACACGGTAGAACGCAAAGAAATAAGAAGATCTTAAACACCAAAGAGCAATATTTAGAATTTAAGGAGCATAAAAATGTCGACAAACAAATGGATGTCTAAACTAACAAGCGATATAGGCGTTGCTGTATCTAAGTTAAGATCTCAAACACCCTCGGCTATTCCTACTTGGTCTCCGTCTTTAAATTGGGCCACGTGCCAAGGCGGCTTTATCCCAGGCAAAGTGAATATTTTATATGGTCCAGAGAGCTCTGGAAAATCGATGCTCGCTATGATGGCGCTGATCGAGCTTCAGAGGCTTGATAAAGAGGCTTTAGCGATCTGGTTTGATGCCGAGTACTCCTTCAATTCACAGATGTTCATCAAACTAGGCGGCGACGCAGATCGTCTTGTCGTAAGGAAATCAAACGATCCGGTTAAGATCTTCGACTATATCGGCGGTGAGATGCTTGAGCTGATTCAGGATGGCGCACCGATCAAGGCCATTGTGATCGATTCGATTAAGTCGATCAGATATCCTAAGGACGTACGCAAGCAGACCACTGACCAAATTATGGGTGGTAGTGGATCCCAGTACCTCGGCTCTGCGTTGAAACTCGTGGTCCCCGTAGTTGCAGAACATAAACTATTAACCCTGTTTATTCAACAAGTTACGGCGCAAATGGACCCGATGAAGGCACTGCGCAACCCGTACGTCATCTCAGAAGGCCACGCGCTCAAGCACGCGGCAGATCTTATGCTTGAGATCACACGCGTTGACTCTAAGAAGGGCGTGATCGAGTCAGGCGAGACCATAACCGGCGCAGCGGCTCAAGTAGGCCACAAGGTTCGCGTAAAGGTGAAGAAGAACCGGATGGGCGCGCCTGCTCGCCAGGCAGAGTTCACGTTCCACTACGACCTAGGCGTCATCGACACGGGAGGCGAGATCTTCGAGCTCGCTAAAGCATTGGGTGTCATCAAGCATCCTACAAACCCAGACACAGGCAGAGAGAACCCGCAGATGTGGTGCTTCGCAAACGAGGCACCGGTTCGCGGCGAGCAGAACATCAAGAACATGGTGATAGGGGACAAAGATCTCCAGAACCGTATCCTAAGTGCCTGCTACGAGCATCAGGACGCCAAGGTCGAGATCGACTCGTCTGGGTTTGTGGAAGACGACGTATGAACACCTTAGCGAACCACAACCTAAGACGATTAGTAAAGGGCCGTTTCCTGATTGTCAGGGTTGTGTACGCGTTCTGCAGACTCAAGATGAGTAGAAGCATCGCTATATCGGATCCAGAGATAGAGCGACTGCTTTCGATAGCAGGAAGTCGCGGTCTATGATGCGTGATCCTGACGACGACTATGATCTAGACTCGTTTGAGGCATACATGGTGTATGTGTGCTTCATACGAGCCATAGAGCGACTCAAGATAGTCAAGAGCATCGACTCGATAAATCTCAGCTTCAAGATCTGAAGGAAAGATATGACTAGAATCCTGCTCATCGGCGACCCACATATCCGCCACACCCATCTTTCAGAGGGCAAGGCCCTACTGGAGTGGGTGGAGTTTATCGCCGAGACCAAGAAGCCAGACTTGATCGTAAACCTAGGCGACACGTTCGACACCCACGCCATTATCCGAGCAGAGGTGATGTGTACGGTCTCTAGGCATCTCGACCGTCTCCTCGAGCTCAAGATCCCGACCGTGCTTCTCCTAGGCAACCACGACATGCATAAACCCAACTCAAGCGAGTATCACGCGCTCGAGCCTTTCGAGAGTAAAAACCTGATAGTGGCCGACGTCGTCACCGTGGCAGACGGCATAACGTATGTCCCCTACGTCCATGACCCAAGAGACTGGCCTAAGATCTCAACCAGCGTCGCGATAACGCACAACACATTCATAGGCGCAGACTATGGCTTCAAGACGGCTACTGACGGAATCTCAACTGATGTCTTGGATTGCGACCTTGTCGCATCTGGGCATATTCACAAGAAGCAGGTTCTCGAGTATGGACCGATGGGATCTGGCAGAGTTCTATACCCAGGTACGCCTATGTGTCTATCTGCAGGCGATGCGGGACAGACCAAAGGACTCACCATACTAGACATATCCGATATGTCCCAGGAGTTCATAGAGTCACCCTTTCCTATGTGGCGGACCCTAGACTTCGAGGTCGGCAAAGATTCTGCTATGAACATAAACTCGACAGACATGTGGATAGTAAAACTTATAGGGCCAAGGGCAGAGGTCAAGGCCATGCTCGAGTCCAAAGAGATCAAGGAACTCAAGAAAGTGGCCCACGTGACCTTCAAGACCGAGTTCACGGACACGGCAAGATCATCCAGGGTCTCTATATCGGCTCCTACGATCGAGACTATGACCGACCAGTACGTAGACAAGGTCTACGCTGGAGGAATCGACAGGGACACCCTTAAGTCAACCCTGAGACACTACACGAGGACGGATCGATGAGCACGGTATCCAGCGAGTACCTAGACCAGCAGCGCTGGCTTATGAACAGCGGCCTCTTCACCGACAACGCCAAAGACACGCTTTTCATGTACGGCAGCATCGTCAACAAGCACATTACAGCACTGGAACTATCGATAGATCCAGACAATAAGCGCGTACACTACGTCTTGTATGCGGCCCCATCCTTGGTCAAAGCTTATAATAAGTATCAAGAGCTCAAGAGTCTAGGCTCTGTATGGGCTATGTGGAGAACAAGACGTATCCTTAGCAATAACGGAAACCTTGAGTTTCAGCAGTTGCTGTCGACGTTTGTGCGGTCGTATTGTGGCCCGGGATGGGCCACATCAATGGAGTTAAAGAAGAGTTCTGAGTATGAGGAACAAAGATCCAAAGATAATGATGATAAAGGAAAAGATCGATAGACTTTCGACCAACGAGGACGATCGTCAGGATCTTTGGGTGCGATACCTAGAAAACCCTGACTCTGATTTATACAGTAATATCGAAGACATAAGCTTCAGAAACTCTATAAGAGACAGGATCGCCGACGACATAGTGAACCTCTACACCTCAACGCTTAAGGTCGGCTTTGTTCAGAATATACTCAGTAATTTCACCGACCTAGAGCGCTCAATCATAGTTCTCATCCTTTTAGGTCTATCCAACGAGCAGATATCAAGGTATAAGATGATAGGGTTGCTGCGTCTAAATCAGACGCTGCACAACATCTCTTTGCACCCAGTGTGGGAGACCTTGCGTGTCGAAGAAAAAGCTAAGCTCGGAGCAGAAGCACGGGCTGACCGGTGAACAGATCGCAGAGATCGAGCGTTACCTTCGTCAGCCGACTGCGTCAGGCGCGATAGACAAACAAGAAGCATCACCGATATACGAGCTGTTCCTGATCGGCTACAGCACCGAGGAACTTGCCGCTCGATTTCCGCAGTACTCCAAGTCGCGCATACTGTACACGGCTGCCGCCGGCGGATGGGTGAAGGACAAGGAAAGGCTGGCGAGCTCGATATACGACCGCATCAGGGCCAGGATAATCAGGTCCACCGTAGAGCAGGTCGAGTTCCTGACCGACATGATAACCGTTTCGTCGGTCGAGAACGCGGACGAGATAAGGAAGTTCCTTGACGATCCCAAGAACAACCCGCTGCCGAACATGCGCATAAAGAACTTCAAAGAGTACCAGCAGGTCATCGACACCTTGGCCAAGGTCACCGACTCGGTCCGCTCGCTCACCAACCCGAACGCGCAGCAGGAGGCGAGGGTGGTAAAGACTAAGTCGACGAAGAAGCTTATGCCAAAGTCAGAAGAGGCCATGCTCCTTGAGCAGCTCGTGCAGGTAGACGACGATGGACAGTAAGAACAGGACATGCACCGTAGAAGGCTGCAGCAAACCGTTGAAGTCCAGAGGCTACTGCACCGGGCACTATAAGTCTATAATCGACCGACCAAAGATCAAGCAGAAGAAGATCGAGGAGACCAAGGCTGCGCGCCAGGAGGTGATAAACCGCAAGATCTCAGAGAACGCGTCCAAGTTTACGCCAGAGCAGCTGGAGCGTATACTGCTAACGCCGTGCCGCACGGAGAAAGACCTCAAGAACTTTATCCGGTACTTCTTCAACCTACACCTGCCAGACTGCAAGGTCTCCAGGTATGCAGACACCACTCCTTTTCATGCAGTTTGGGACGTGTACGACATATGCACGAACAACAACAATCCGCAAAATATCCAAGAATTACTGTATGTTGCAGGAAGGGGCAGCGGTAAGTGCGTTTCGCAAGATACTGTAATCATTACCAATAGTGGTACCAAATATGTACAAAACGTTAAGGTTGGCGATTTAGTTTGGACCGGCTGGTCCTGGAAACCCGTGGTCGAAACTTTTGACGAAGGCATTAAAGATGGCGTAACCATTACTACCAAACATCTTACCAAAGATGGCGCATGGTCTTTGACTGGTTCCTTAAAGCATCGTGTTCAAGCCCTTGACCCCGAGACCGGCAAGATCGACTGGGTCTACATGAAAAATCTTATTCCGGGCCAGTTGATCTATAGGTCCTTAGAGTCACTAGGTGCCTTAGTAGACACGTCTTCTAACGATTACGAACTAGGATGGCTTGTTGGCTGCATAACCGGAGATGGTTCTGTTAGTCGCTTTGATAATGCCATATCTTTTGCCGCAAAAGATAAAGATCAATTAGCAATATATATAGATACTATAGTCAAACATTTTGGCGTAGAACCAAAAGTGAAATATGACAAAAGATCGCCAAATCTCAGTATAGCTGGTATCTGTAGCAAGGCTTTAAGAGAATACTGCGACTCCATTATCGAGGGCGAACTCTGCTATTTCAAAAAGCTGAAGACATTGAACCATAGTCCAAGTTTTCTGGCTGGTTTTATATCTGGAATGATGGAGACCGATGGCTCCAAAGACTCGATAACGTTAGCCAATCCAGAGCTCATAAAACAAATAGCTCAGATTTTGAATTTATTCGGTGTTCATGCCGTCATCAACAAAAAACGACGCAAGCCTTCTACAACTAAGTTTGTTAAAGACCACGTAGTGGAGTATCACTGCGTCGATTATAAAACCGCTCTACCAGAATATTTGATGCCATTGTTCTCTAAGCGCGAGGCCTTCAAGATCTACAGCGCTAAGATGAACGAGCAGTTTCGCTATCCGTCTAAATTGTTGAAACCCTTTGCATCTTTTATAAAAGACAAGTATGAGATCGCGAATGGATACTGGCGTCTCGAGGCGGGAAAAAAGACCCACTCCGATATAAAGTATTCTAAAGATCTTTGGGGATCTGGCGAGAAGGCTAAGGAGCTTTATGTCTACGGTTACAAGATCGATTATTTCATAGATCTAGCGAAACGCCTAGAGGAATATGATTGGGCCGACTACCTTTCCTTCGTCAGGAGGGGGTGTTACGAGACCGTAGATTCAGTTGCCTTTGGCAAACATTACTTCTACGATCTTGAAGTAGACGTCGATCACGCGTACTGGTCGAACGGCTTCATCAGCCACAACACCCTCGGCATGGCCATAGCTGAGCTTCTAGTGCTGATGCACGATCAGCGCGATGTGGTGCACGTGGGCGCGATCCTTTCTCAGGCAAAACGATGCTACGAGTATCAGCAGAAATTCCTTCTTTCAGACCGAATAAAGCCGATAGTGAACCCACCGAAGGTCAGCGAAGAGAACAAGATCCTAGAGAAGATGACGATGGAGAAGTCAGTGTTCAACATCAAGAGTGAGAAAGTCACACTTGAAGTGCTCCCGTGCACGCTGCGAGCGTGCCTGGTTTCCTCCGCTACGTCAACCGATGTGCATGGTACAATAAGATCATTGGCAGATTTCAAGCCAGGCGATTTTATCAAAGACACCACCGGCTTCGTCGAGGTCCTCGGCAACGAGCTAGAAGACGCCGAGTGCATAAGGATAGAGCTAGAAGATGGAAGAGTCATCGAAGGAACCCTCGACCACAAAGTCTGGACCCAGCGCGGATGGATCGAGCTTCAGCACCTCACCGACGCCGACGAGATCTCATCCTTGGAAAGCACCTCAACGCGAGCGCATGCAGAAGTTAAAGCGTAAAGCCGACTACTGTGAATCCTGCCAGAAGCCTCTCTACAAGAATGTCTACACGACGTGCAAGGAATGCCGCCTAGATAAAGGCTGCACCAAGTGTGGTTCCTCTATCTTTCGCAGGGGCATGTGTAGGTCCCATTACGATAAAGATAGATTTGCAACTCGACCTAGATGCTCCGAATATGACTGCAAAGAAAATGCAAAGCACAACGGGCTTTGTTCTGTGCACTACAACGCCAACAAACTAAAACAGGCCCCAGAGTGCTCAATTTCTGGGTGCACAAAGAAGGTTGAGAAAAAAGGCTTATGTGGCACGCATTATCAAGCGTGGCGAATTAGGCAACCTAAAAAGAAATGCTCCCATGCTTCATGCGACAACAATGCCTTCAAGCATAAACTTTGTTTTTCACACTGGAAGATATTCGATCCAGAAACGGCTTTCGTGCGCGGCATAAGGGTGAGGATAACCAACTCGATCAACAGGCGCTACAAGAAGAACGACAAGGCCGAGAAGCTGTTGGGGCTCAACATAGAGGGAGTTAGAAGACACCTGGAGTCCTTGTTCCAGCCGGGGATGTCGTGGGACAACTTTGGTAGCTGGCACATCGACCACATATGTCCTTGTTCTCAGGCTCAGAACGAAGAAGAGCTCATAAAGCTGCAGCACTACACCAACCTTAGCCCGATGTGGAAAGACGAGAACTTCGCAAAGCGTGACACTGCTACGGAGCAAGCAATAGCATCGTGCAGTAGGCTTCTGGGAAGGGGGTGGATTGGTCCATGAGCTGCTTTGTAAAAAAAATGCACCGTAATCAAGGCTAATTGATAAATATCGGGTATAATCCCTATGGCACTAAGGGGATTATATTGTCTAACGTCAGGACATCACCAGACAAGATACGGCAGCTTCTGCTGGAGAAGCACGGCGGCCTAGTGTCTATAGACGTCTCAACCTTCTGCGGCATGAACAAGAAAGCCAAGTTCATCGACGTAGACCACGGAGAGTGGTGGGCGACGCCTACGAAGGTGGTCACATGCGGCCAAAAGCACCCCAATAGAAGAAAGATATCGCTTGCGGACATAATCGCCGCACTCGATACAAACCATCAAGGTCTAGTTTTTATAGACTCAAGCTCGTACTCTTCCTCCAACAAGAAAGCCAAGTTCATCGACGTAGACCACGGAGAGTGGTGGGCTCCGGTGTACAAGGTTGCTTTCTACGGTCAGTCTCATCCTGGAAGAAAGTCTAAGAAGCTGTCGGACAGCCGTGCGTCGACCCACACCACAGACGACTTCAGGGCAAAGATGAGTCAGAGGATAAAGGAAAAATACCACGACATAGCGAGCACGAACCTCCAGCGGTACGGCGTGTCCACTCCGCTGCTCCTGCCAGAGACGATAGACAAGAACAGGTCCCGCTTCCTTAGCCCTGAGGCCTTGAAGAAGAAAGAAGAGACCAGAGCCGAAAGAAGATTAAGACTAAACGAGAGAAAGAGATCTAAAAGGACAAAGGCGGATCCAGCGGATAGGCTACGAAAACTTCAAGAGATCGGCGTAGCTAAGAGCTTAGACGGAAGATCCATCAAAGATATATGGAAGCTCAACTTCGCAGACAAGATAAGCTACTCGTTCGTGTGCAAGATCTATGCCAAGCACCTACCAGCTACGGAGAGCGATTTTATCAGCCTAGTCGAAGAGCACTTTACCATGAGCGACATAGAAACGCTAATGAGCTCAAATCCTATGTTATCAAGGTTCGATAAGTTCCCGGCAAAAGGATGCAACATAAGACCTGACTTCAAGGTCTCCGATCGCGTCTACGTCAACGTCGACGGTCTATACTGGCACTCGGACAAAACATTACACAAGAAATACCACCTGAAGGCAAGGCTAAAAGCAGAAGAGTTTAACTTAAGGCTCCTGCAGTTCAGGGCAGACGAGGTGATCTACAAGCGGTCGATCGTCGACTCTATGATAGCGGTAAAGGCTGGCGCGGTGAAAGATAAACTCCATGCCAGGAAGCTTGATATAAGACAAGTGACCGCACCGGAGGCGAAGACCTTCCTCAAGGCCAACCATCTCATGGGGTTCGCGTCCGCTTCCGTGTATCTGGCCCTCAAGGACGTAGATCAGATAAAAGTCCTGCTCTCCTTAAGGTTCGAGGGCAGTCAAGTAAAAATAGTAAGGTTCGCTTCTGCGCTGAGCACCGTGGTCGTTGGCGGTTACTCCAAGCTGCTCAAGTATGCTATAAAGACGTTCGATATAGATAAGATCTACACGTTCGTCGACCTGCGGTACGGCGACGTCGCCTCGCTCAAGGACATGGGCTTC